ATCTCCCCAGACAGCGGAGTAACCCTGAACTACACCCCAGGAAACAAGCTCAGAACGCAATGGTCAAGCTGTACTATAATGAAGAGAGCAACCGATAGCTGGATTGTTTACGGCGACCTGACAGCATAAGAAGTTAAGAGAGAGTAACTAATGGCAAAGAAAGAAGCAGGTGGAAAGTCAGCATCCCAGAATGACTTTCTAGAGCCGCTAGCCCCAACAAATGTAACAGCAACTGATGTAGGAACTTCTCGTCCCTACGACGACGGTGCCATTACAGTAACTTGGGAAATAGATGCACTCTCTCCTGCCGCAGAGACCTACACCATTCAGGTGTCTGGCGGTTCGGTTCTTGTAAACGCAGCTGCTTTGCCTACTCCAGCTGGCTCTACGTACTCTGCCACTGTCACGGGGCTAGCATCCAACACCAGCTATACGCTCGAGATTTTCTTAACAAACGGGTCTGGCAGCTCGGACGCTACTACGGCCTCAGCTGTAACTGTCACCACAGTTCCTCAGGCACCTCAGAGCGTATCTGCTACTTCTACCACTGCAAACCAAGACATCATTTCTTGGTCTGACGGTAATGATGGTGGCTCTACCATTACCAGCACTTATGCTGTTTCCTCTGACCAAACTCAGAACCCAGGCAACATAACTCTAGACACCAACCCAAAGACTGTATCTGAAGTCGGAGACACTTCTCAGACTTATACTTTGTATCACGTAAATGCTAATGGAACTTCTGAAGGTGCCACTACTGCTAGCGTGACCACTGTTGCCCCGTTCTTCCCACCGTTCTTCCCACCTTACTTCCCTCCTTACTTCCCGCCGTTCTTCCCTCCCTACTTCCCACCATTCTTCCCACCGTTCTTCCCGCCATATTTCCCACCGTTCTTCCCACCTTACTTCCCTCCTTACTTCCCGCCGTTCTTCCCACCGTACTTCCCACCTAGGTTCCCGTACTTCCCACCGTACTTCCCACCGTACTTCCCACCTAGGTTCCCGTACTTCCCACCGTACTTCCCACCGTTCTTCCCGCCTAGGTTCGCCATCTACTCAGTAGACCCTGACGAGGGACAGACAGAAGAATAAAGATTAGACCCCCGAAAGGGGGTCTTTTCTTTGGGTAGAATTGCTCTATGCCCTTAAATGCCGACACCAGTAAAAATATTAAATGGCCCCTCCCAGAGGGGAAGCCAGCGGTCAGCGTAAAAAATTTATTTGACCAAGAAACTTTTAATGAAATAAAAGAAACAATAGAAAGAGACGTGGTCTGGGGCCCAGAATCTAATACCCCTTACCACTCTATTGTTGGCCGCTGGGTGGGAGAGCCAGATTTTTCTGAGCATGTAAAGAACAAAGTTTTAGACGCAGCAAAGTCAACATGGAATCAAGATGACTTAAGGCTCAAGGTTCTCTGGGTAGCAAGATATCAACAACATAACGGGGTTGTGCCATATCTGTGGGAACACATGGACCAAAGTACTTGCCAATACACATTAGATTTTTGTGTAGAAACTAATGGATTTGACAGCTGGGGAATCATAATTGACGAAGAAACTTACGAAGAAGCAGAAAACAGCGGCCTGTTTTTTATGGGACAGCAGCAAACACACAGCCGTCCCCCGTACCCTGTAGATGACAAAGATGCCTACATAATTTTAATGTTTGGTCTTTTTGTGGACAGCACTCATTGGGCTTACGATTTAGACCTCCAAGACCCCGACCAACACGAAACTTTTTTAGAATTAATTCAAAAATATAGACACGATGGCGATATTAGATACTATGAGCACACAGGGCATCCTCCAGAATTTAGAGGTCTGCCTGAAACAAACTATCCTTGCATCATAAATGATGAGGAGTGCATTCAGTGCTGGGTCCCCTCTAAGGAGCTTCTAGATGGAATTATTGAGTCAAATGGACACTAGTAGAATTATGGTATCGATGATTGCCTATCGAGAAAAAAATTTAGAAAAGTCTATACGAGACTGCATAGAGAAAGCTAAATACCCGCACAGAATAAAATTTTCAGTGGTTTCAGAGCAAAAAACTGAAGAGCTTCACGACGGTCTCCGCTCAGTTGCTAAAAATAAAGTGGTCTATAGGAAGTATGACTTGTCGGAGTATCGAGGGGTCCTATGGTCTAGAGCAAAGACTACTCAAGTAGACCCTACGTATGACTACATACTATACACATGTGGACATAATTTATTTGCACAAAACTGGGATGAAATAGTTCTTGAAGAATATGCAAAAGCAAAAAAGAAAAGTGACAAGCCAATTATCACTGTATCGGGACCAGAATATGAATTTACGCCTGATGGGCAAGTTACTTTAGAGTCGAGGGCAGGCCGATATTACAATTTTTATAGGCCAAACATTAATTCTGATTATGTTCCGGGGTATGGATTTCCTAAAGTAGTCCCTGTGCCAGAAACAGACGATGTATTAGAAGATTGCTATTGGCAAGGTAGCTGGATATTTGCCTCTAAAAATTATGTAGACGAGGTCCCTATTGACCCAGATATGAATTACCACGGAGAAGAAATTTATTTGACAATTCAATCTTGGTGTCGAGGTTGGAGATTTTATGCTACTCCTCGAGTGTTGTACTATCACGACACCTACAAAGAATACCCGGGCGAAGATATGTCTAGAACAATTTCTCATCGCCCTTGGGCAGACATGAACAAAGATGCGTTTTGGTCACAGTCGGATGAATCGATGAAAAAACTTAATCTTCTCTTGTCTGGAAACTTAAAAGGAATTTACGGAAATATTACGAAAGAGCAAGTTTTAGATTTTTGCTTGGCAACAGGAATGAACCCTAAATGGTGCGAGTACGACGAAAACTATCACCAATTAGGGCTACCTAGACACGGGGAAGATTTCAGAAACTCTAGTCCAATTGTTGTGTAGCTAGTGTTAGACTAGCGTTTATGAGCGACGATTGGTTCACAAAAGATAGGTCAGAAACAGCCTCTAATAGAGCTCCTGACAGACACCTAGGTGAGATTACAGTCAGTAATCCTGCCTTAGGTATAAATTTATATAGAAATGGTCTGTCTGAAGAGTCCTGCAAAAAATATATAGAGACCTTAGAGTCAACCTTAAACGGTCAGACTCAGTATGTTTGGAATGGAGCTCACGTAACTACCTCTGAAGAAGTTGATTTAGAGTCTAGGAATGCAAAAGATTTCAAATTCAACTCAATTGGGCTAGGCCCGAGGACCGAAGAAAATGCCAAGCTCTATGATATGCACAACGAAATATTTCAGGCTGTTCGAAAGTGTGTGGATGACTACGGAAACTACTGGGGAGTAGGAATTCGCTCATATGAGGCGTTTAACTTTGTCAAATACGAGGGCGCTGGGACACACTTTAAGATTCACGCGGACCACGGACCTACATATGTCACAACAGTCTCAATAGTCGTCTATCTAAACGAAGATTACGAAGGCGGAGAAATATGGTTTCCCCGTCTAGACAATTTGAAAATAAAGCCAAAAACAGGCGACATCGTAGTTTTCCCCTCGACCTATATTTATGAACATGCTTCAGAAGATATGGTCAGTGGAACAAAATACTCTGTTGTTATAATGAGTGACTATAACGATAGAGACGGAGTTAATCACAGAGTCTCTCAAACTGTCCAAGAATATGAGCTGAAATACTAAGGTAAAAATGGAAGAAACAGTAGACGCCGCTAAGGATAAAATCGCCAAAGAAGGCGAGGAAGAGCAAGCGCGAATGAATCAGCGCCTCGCTGACTGGTACACGATTGATGAGGTCACTTGGAGCACGGCGGAGGAAGTTAAGCCGGGCAGTGGCATATGGGTCTATCACGACGTATTGCCAAAAGAGATGGACATCATTAACAGGCTAGAGGAAGTTCTTGACAGCCCAGACAATGATTACCAATACCAAGAAGCAATGGTCGGTTACTCAATGAAGATTCCAGAGTATAGAGATTGCGTAGATTTTAAATACAAAATTGATGACTTTGATGACGACACTTCAGAGTGGGGCGACAAGCTTAGGAAGCTTGCTGAAGAAACTATTTACAGGCAAAAGCAGATAGTTAAAGACTACACACGTAGATATAACATCGGAGAGCTCCGTTATTGGGAAGCAAGTAATTATGTTAGATATGGCCCCGGACAACACTTTCAAGAACACCACGACCATGGATACTCGTACAACTGTGTAGTGTCTCTAGTTGCTTACCCTAACGATGACTATGAAGGTGGAGAACTAAATTTCCGACTACAAAACGTGACAGCTAAAGCTAGAGCAGGAGACGTTTTCATCTTCCCGTCGAACTTTATGTATCCGCACCGAGCTATGCCAGTTAAGTCTGGTACTAAATACTCAATCGTTACTATGTTGGACTATTCGGATAAGTTCCACGGCGGCGTTTTCTTGGAAGAGACTGACAGCTAGTGGGCCTATTTCAAGTACAAAAAGCTAGGCCAGATGCGGCAACAATCGAGCCGCTTCAGGCTACTCGCCAGTGGATGGATGAAACTGACGCTAAGCACGCATACATGTGTTTTCCGCTAAACCTGACAAATCGTCTAGGCTGGGCCGTCTCTTTTCCTGATGACATTAGCTTTATCTGGGATGGAATTACTGACACAACTCCCGACCACATAAAAATTCTTAAGGGAGAAAAATGGGTATCAACTAATAGAGGAAACGCCACTGTAAGTTTTTACGCGGGATTGATATTTAAAACTGACGAGCTGACTAGCACTCTAGCAATGCCAGTCCCGAATCTTTTCGTCAGGGGAGCACATGCATACACAACACTAATTAGTACGTCTTTCTACATGCCAGAACTACCCCTAGCTTGGAGAGTGACCGAGCCAAATATAGAAATTACCATCCCTGCGGGACAGCCTGTGTTTTCCATTCTTCCAATATCCCTCACTGGGCTAGAAGAAAATTACACGCTAGAAATTATTGAAGAGCAGCCATCTCAGGAGTACTGGCAAGAAGTAACTAAGTATGGAGACGAAGCTCAAATTAAAAACGGAGTAGGAGATTTTTCAAAGATGTATAGAGAAGCAGTTGACTACACAGGAGCTACCGTGGGAAGACATGAGACCAAGTCACTAAGGCTAAAAACTGTAACATGCCCCTTTACAGGACAGACTTACGAAGTAGAAGATACGGACACTGAAGGCGAGGAGCCTATTGGACACTCGTAAGATTAAGTTTTCAATAAATCGTCCTTGGCTTACTAGACAGAGCGACTCTCTGCCAAAGCCAACCCTCAAAACAATTCCAGACTGGTATAAAAACGCAGACAGATTTGCAATTAATCCTGTAACAGGGAAGCCATGGGAGATGCCAGATGAAAGCGGCAAGATTGGCAAGATTCCAACTTGGAAGGCTTGCCCTGCTGTATATGACATTATGGGGACAGGGTACGTATATAGAACCCCCTGCGACATCGAGTTCTATGAGGACAGCTCTGGAAACATCCACGCCAAAGTTTTAGATGACAAGAACAAAGACTTTCTGCAGGACAGACCTCCGATGCCTCAATTCCAAGCACCCATGGGATTCCACGAAAAGCATTTTGCATGGTGGGCCGATTGGGCTGTAGAAGTGCCAGAAGGGTACAGCGTTTTATACACTCAGCCATTTAATAGGTTTGAATTGCCTTTCGTTACAACTAGCGGAATCATTGACAATGACAAAGTAACTCTTCCGGGCACCATGCCATTTTACGTTGTTAAAGGGTTTACAGGGATTTTGCCTGCAGGAACTCCGTATGCTCAAATGCTTCCATTTAAAAGGGAGAACTGGGAGTCAGAGATTGACGATGCCATAGAGTACGAAACCATGAGCAAAATCAATCAAGAGAACAGCGACAAATATAGAGTGCCAGACGGTGGCGTTTATCAACGCGAAGTCTGGGAGAGACGAAAGTACGAGTAGGGTAAAATAGATATCATGCTAGAAACAGACCAGACTGACTACACCAATAATCACAACGACGAGCGAGTTTCTTTTACGCCTTCAGGCTTTTTCGGAACATCTGCTGACAACATTGTAGAGATTGAAAACTTTATGACTCCCGAAGAATTGGAGCTTCTAAATTCTTTTGCAAGACAGAACACACTTTGGGACAAAACAGAGACTCACTATAACGAAGAAGGCACCGTAATTTACGATTCCTCTTACTGGGAAGATAGAGTAGCTACAGCCACAACTTTAGATAAGGCTGACCCAAGAATTACACCGACAATAATCAATATGCAGCAAAGACTAAAAGAAAAGGTTGACAAATTTTTTGATGTTGACGCTAAAGCAACTAGTCCTGCAATTGTTAGGTGGCTTCCCGGTCAGCTACAGATGCCGCACGCAGACAAAGAACTGCACGAAGGCGAGCACAAGGGGAAGCCAAACGATTTTCCCTACTACGACATCGCTGGTTTGTTTTACATCAATGATGACTACGAGGGCGGTGAACTGTACTTTCCACATCAAGGCATTCAATTTAAGCCTAAGGCAGGGGCAGCATACTTCTTTCCCGGAGACATGGGATATATCCATGGAATTACTCCAGTAGAATCTGGCATCAGATACACGGTACCTTTTTTCTGGACTATTTTGGCTCACACGGGTGACAGGCAGCCCTAATGGAAAAAATTATTCATAAAGATGACGTAGTAGAGGTACGTGGATTTCTAACAAAAGAAGAATGCCAAGCCCTAATTGAATATTACGAGAGCGATGCAGATTCTTGGCAGCTAACATGCTTTTTTAATGCAAGAGTTATGGACCCTCTAGCTCCTTGGAGGTCGTCTAATAACGAGACTGAGATTGACGAGCCATACATGAGAGCTCTCAGACAGAAATTTCAGGAACTAGCTGAAGACACTTTTAACAAAGAGCTAAAAAATCTAACACTAAGCTCTCACAAATGGCTTCCCGGTGCATTCGCTGGGTTCCACTCAGACAACACGGAACTAGACGGCACACCTAATGCGTGGCAAGAAAACAAACTAGTCACTATCTTGTACCTCAATGATGATTACGACGGGGGTCACTTAATTTTTAGAGACCACCCTATCGACATCGCACCAGAGCAAGGAACCGTGGTTGTTTTTGATGTGGGAATTGACAATGTCCACGGGGTTACCGAAGTCGAGTCTGGCAGCAGATGGACAATGCTCGCCTCTTTTGACTATGCAGACTCTACATATCCTCCCGAATACTGGGAACTAAAACAAAAAGAACTTGAAGAAACTGCAAAAGTGCATGAAGAGCAGCACTCTCAGTGGGAGACAGACGGTATTCCCGAAGACGGAGTCCTAAAACTGAAAGATAAGTAGGTAAAAAGTTGCTTGACAAATCTTCTTTCATAATCTATAAAGACGAACCTACAACACTGAGTCAGATTGGTGTTACACAAAATAAAATTGTAGAAATTCCTAATTTTCTAGACGCCGATACTTGCGAAAAAGTAATTTCATTTTTTGAAGCAAAAGACGAAATGTGGGGGGATATTGCCTTCTACGGGTCAAGCGGAATGGGCATCTCTTCCGAGGACCCGAAGATTGTCGAATTAGGGCTACCAGCTAATTTTTTTGATGCTCTGCGAGAAAGATTTGCAGAAGCAGTAGAAGCTGTTTTTGACACTCCCGTTAGGCCTAACACATCTCATGCTCAAAAATGGGATGTAGGAGGTTTTGCGTCACCGCACTCGGACAATTCTGATTTCGATGGAAATCCGACTTCATTTGAAATTAATAAGTATGTAGGAATTCTTTACTTAAATGACAACTATGGTGGCGGAGATTTGTACTTTAGTGACCGCGAAGACATAAATACCCCAAAGCTATCTATATCCCCTAAAGCAGGCTCTTACATTGTGTTCCCTGGGGGAGTAGAAAACATTCACGGTGTAACTGAAATAACTTCTGGAACTAGATATACAATGGTATCATTCTGGGATTTCGCGGACGCAGAGTATTCCGAAGAGCGTAAAGCTCAGTGGGAAGCAGAAAAAGAGATAGTCGAACGAGAAAAAGAAATAGCTCGCGAAGAGTGGGCCAAAGGAAATAAGTGGGCATAATGCTTGGAAATCTAGATAAGTCAACCTACGTCTACTTTAAAGACGAGCCTGTAGAAAACAGCAGACTGGGCATAACAGACAATCGTATTGTTGAAGTGCCCAACTTCGTGACACCTGAAGTTGCAGAAGGCATGATTAAGTATTTTGACATGGTCGGCGAAGAGATGTGGGGAGACATTGCTTTCTACAACTCTAAAGGCATGGGACTTCCACCAGACGACCCTAAGTTTAAGGAGTGCGGCCTTGAAGACAAGTTTTTTGAAAAGCTTAGGGAAAAGTATCAGGAGTGCGTCTCCCTAATTTTTGAACGACCCGTCCGACCAAACACATCCCATGCTCAGAAGTGGTATGAAGGTGGATTCGCAGCTCCTCATTCTGACAACTCGGACTTCGATGGAAACCCTACGGCTTTCGAAATTAATAAGTACGTCGGGATTCTCTACCTAAACGATGATTACGAGGGTGGAGAACTCTACTTTCCTGACCACGAGCTAGACATTAAGCCAAAAAAGTACGCATACTACGTATTTCCTGGAGGGGTAGAGAACGTCCATGGAGTCAGGGCTGTCCAAAAAGGTGAAAGATACACGATGGTTTCCTTCTGGGACTTTAAAGAGGCAGAGTACTCTGAAGAACGTCAAAATGAGTGGGAAGAAGAGTTTGCTAGAGTTAGAGAAGAGCAAGCTCACCAGAGAGAAGAATGGGAGAAGGGTAACACCACAGCATAATGATTGACTTCAGCAGACTAGAAAAACTTCACCCTATGGTTTGGGTATATCGCGGAGCTATAGAGAATAATGAAGAACTTCTAGAAAAAATTAAAGCCCTTCCCGAATGGAATTCTTGGTGGGTATTTGGGCACATCACTGATGCACTTGGCGGTGGCGACTACACTTGGGAAACCTTCCCCACTGAGGAAGAGTGGAATGCTCACCTAGAAATGATAGAAAGTCAATCAGGAAAAGAAAGATTTCCAGAAATAACTAAAGAGATAGAGCAGTATTTTTATGCAGCTACTAAGCCGTACATAGAAGAGCACGGTATAGAGTTGGATAACTGGATGCATCAAAATCCATCAGCTTGCGTTTACCGTGAAGAGGGTGGGGTTACTGATGACATGTCTATGCACTACCACACTGACTATCAACAGGAAAAAGCAGACGCTCGGGGATATAAATTTAGGGTTACATGCACTATGTATCTAAATGATGATTATGACGGCGGTGAGCTAGCTTTTGCAATTCTGGAGGATAGAGACAACCCAGAAAGTGCAATTAAATTTGATTACAAGCCAACAGCGGGAGATATTCTGGTCTTTCCCTCTATCAGTCCCTTCTACCATGGAGTAAAGAGACTTAGGTCTGGTGATAGATATTTCATTAGAAATTTTTGGTTAGAGTATTTTCCCGGCACACCAGAATGGCTAGCTGGCGAAGCAGAGCACGGGGAAGAGAAGTGGGCTGAAATGGAAAAGGCTCGGGAAGACGAGCAGCGTAAGAGTTGGAGGACTATTGAATAATGGAGATTCTAGAACTTCATCCTAAAGTTTTTGTATATAGGAACTACATAAAGAACGCCCGAGAACTTGTACAGAGGCTAGAAGACAAAGCAACTTGGGACACGTGGTGGGTCTTCGGGAAAATTGCTCAAAACGTAGGTCCATCGTATTCATGGGATTCGTTTCCTTCCCAAGAAGAATGGGAAGCACATTTAGAGCAGATTAAAGAAGAGTTAAACAGCGAACTACTAGATGAAATTGTTGAAGTAAAAAGAACTTTTTATGAAGTAACAAGCGACTATTTAAGTAAGCACAGTATTGATTTTGACACCTGGGTTATGCATGCCCCCTCTTTTAATGTGTACATACCAAACGAAGAAGAGCAGCCCGGCGACACCACCATGGGATTCCACACTGATTATCAGTTAGAAAAAGAAGAAGCCAGAGGGGACAAGTTTAAGCTAACTTGTACCATGTACCTGAATGGGGACTACGAGGGAGGAGAGCTGGCTTTTGTTATTACAGACAGTCCCGCAGACCCGTCTACCTACAACCTTATAAAGTATAAGCCGCAAGAAGGTGACATAGTTGTTTTCCCATCTACCCCTCCCTTTTACCACGGAGTAACTAAGCTTTTATCTGGAAACAGGTACATGGTAAGGACTTTTTGGTTAGAGCACTTCCCGGGCACCCCCGAATGGCTCGCAGGGCAGGCTGCAAATGGGGAAGAAGCATGGTCAGAGATGGAAAAAAGCAGGGAAAAAGAGTTTCTCCATTCCATGGACCGCATTAGGGATGAAGAACTTAATCTATAATTGTATTAGGCTTATCTAGGAGAACCCTTGCAATTAACCCAAGAAATTACTACTAAAGAAATAGTATGGCTAAAAGATGACGTTGCTTCGTTCCCTAATTTTATGGACAAAGAGCAGTGCGAACAAGTTATAGCTTTTTTTGAAGACCAAGGTACCGCCGAGGGTCACTGGATGCAGACCTGTTTCTATGACTCACTCGGGATGGCTCTAGTCTCCAGCGAAGACGCCCTTATGAGGTCTGGACTAGAAGATAGGCACCAAAACTATTTTGAATGGCTTCGCCTCGAGATTAAAGCTGCTATCGAACAAGCTTTTGGCCGAGAAGTAATCACTAACTCTACTCACGCTCAGAAGTGGCCAGTGGGCGCGTTTGCTAGGTGGCACTCCGACAACTCGGACCTTGAGGGTAACCCTTCAGCTTGGAGCGACAACAAGTTTGCAAGCATTCTTTACTTGAATGATGACTATGAGGGCGGCGAACTTATTTTTAGGGACTTTGATTTGGAAGTAAAACTCCCTCAAGGTTCATTAATAGTTTTCCCAGGCGGGATTGAAAACATTCACCGAGTAGAAGAAATCAGAGAGGGCAACAGAATTACTGTTGTTGGTTTCTGGGATTATGCAGATTCAGTCTATTCAGACGAAGAAATTGCAGCTCGAGAGGCAGAGATTGCATTCGAGCGAATCCTACAGACCGAGCAAAAAGCTCTTTGGTCCGTAGGAAACAGCAATGCCTAATCTAGATTTATCAAACTCTAAGTTTTACGCCGAAAAAATTATGGTGTTGGAAAATGCCATAAGTGAAGAAGACTGCAATTGGATTATTGATTGCCACAAAAATTTTGACTCGGAGCTTACTGAAGCGGATGACCACGTAGTCAAAAAACTAGTTCCTTGGCAAACATCTTCTATAGACCACCCCCACGTCTACGGGACAAAGAGGGAAGCCGTCAACTATGGTGGCAGTTTCGAGCGTTCAACTGAAGCAGTAAAAAATTTTTACAGCTATATAAAAGATATGTGGCATCAAGCAGGTAAGCATTACCATGACCAGCTGGGCCTAGAGTACGAGCCCACTAGTTGGACGGATTTTGCTACTTTTCACTACACAAACGGTCAAGAGATGGGACCACACGTAGACTACGACGGAGAAATTGACCTAGCCCCGATAGCAACAGGTCTAATGTATCTGAACAATGACAAAGTAGGTGGCGACTTATATTTCAAGGACCAAGATGTATTGGTAAAGTCTAACGCTGGAACATTAGTCATTTTCCCATGTATCAAACCTTTCTATCACCAGTCAACGTTAATCACTGAAGGTGAAAAATATCACGTAGGCTCTGGCTGGAAAAAGTCGATAGAGCATATAAACTATATAGATGGAAAACCTGTCATATAAAGTTTTTGCAGACAAAATTTATTACTACGAAAACATACTCCCTCACGCTGCTGCAACAGTAAGAGCAATCGAAGAAACTGACGGAGAGCTAACCGAGTCAGATGCAATCCTTAAGTGGAAAGAGTGGACAGCATCAGATGATGACTCTTATCTGTTTGGATATCAAAAGCAAACAGATGCTTCAAAACTAGGAACCAGCTCTGAGCGAGTTCAATACATCTACGCAACTCTTAGGGAAGCCCTAGAACGAGCTGGACGCCACTATTGTCAGGAACAGGAACTGGAATACTTTCCCCCTTCGCCTCTTAGCATCTCAAAATATGTGGTTGGTGGAGCCATGGGACCGCACGTAGACGAGTACCCAGGTCAAACTAAAGAACCAGTAATGTCGGGAGTTATGTATCTAAATGATGATTGTGAGGGAGGAGAGTTAGACTTCCCCGTGCAAGGCATAACAATAAAACCAACCGCGGGCAGTATTGTTATTTTTCCTTCCGTTGAGCCGTTTTATCATCAGTCGTTAGAAATTAAAAAAGGGGAAAAATACATGTCTCCTATTTTTTGGATAAAACACTAAAAAGCATCGGGTCTATTTATAAACATAGTGAGCCCGTATCTAACTCCAGAAGTGACTTCAGAAACCCCATGGGTATACTCTTTAGTAGCTCCGTGAATTACTAACATCCCTCTTTTCGGGTGTATAGTTAAGTTTTTCTCTGAGTAGTACAACTCTCCGCCCTCAAAATTGTCATTTAGGTAGATGACTACCCCATATTCCACAGGAGCATTTATCTCAGGTGGACCTAAATCGTCGTGAGCTGGCAAAGACTCCCCTTGCTTTGTCCTATTTATGGGCCCTAAAGCAGTAAAAATTTGACCAACATCATTTAAATTTTCAATAGAGCGTATGTTTTTGTCGTAAAAATCTATAACTTTCTGGGTTATGTGGTATAAAACTTCGCTATTCTCGGGAAAATAAGTTCTTCCGTCCCAAGTATCTACGTCAGTAGTGTTGCCTTCAGGATTGCTCCAAAGGTTATTTGTATTGGCAAGCTCTATTTCTTTATCTAAAAGCTCTAGTTCTGTTTTTGATAAAAAGTCTGATTTAACGTATATTTCTAGATTTTCGCCAAAAGCTTTGTATGTCATAATTCAATCTTACTACGGCTCAGACTGTACTACCTAAATAAATCAACGCAAACTGCGGTAAAATTATAGAGACTAGTCTATCCCTGTAAGGACGCCCTGTATGGCAAATCTCCGCGGAAATGTTCACGATATGATTGTGGACCAAGGAGCAACCGTAAATACTGTATTTACGATTAAAAACTCTGCCCGCAGCGCGTTGGATATCACAGGGTACGTGGCTCGTATGCAGGTTAGACGATTCGACGGCACAACTAGGGACCCTAGCCCTACTGTAATTGCTGAATACACAAGTTACGATGGATATCTCATCATAGGCGACGCCTCAGGGACAGTCACCTTACTTATACCGCCTGCTGAGATGGCTGCATACGAGCCCGGCAGTTATGTTTATGACTTAGAAGTAGAGTCACCACTCGGTGAAACTACCCGCATTGTTCAAGGGAAGTTTATTGTGAGAGCAGAGGTAACCAGATAATGGCACTCTCCGACAATTTTGCATATGTAGATATTAAAGGCCCCGGACCTCAGGGGGCCGCTGGCCCTACTGGACCTACTGGTCCCTCTGGAGGTCCTACAGGCTCAACGGGTCCTACAGGTGCCACAGGCCCTACGGGAGCAACTGGCCCTACAGGTGCAGCCTCGACTGTAGCTGGTCCAACTGGTCCTACTGGAGCAACTGGGCCCCAAGGTGCATCGGGACTAAGTATCACAGGCCCAACGGGGGCCGCAGGAGCCGACGGTGCCACAGGCCCCACAGGAGCTACAGGAGCACAAGGACCAGCTGGACTTTCTATAACGGGACCAACAGGACCGATAGGCGCGGCAGGGCAAGACGGAGCAACTGGCCCAACAGGACCGCAAGGTTCTGCAGGCCTTCAGGGTGCAACAGGACCGACAGGTGCGGCAGGCCTTCAGGGTGCAACAGGACCAACAGGTCCTACAGGAGCACAGGGTCAATCAGGTCTATCTATTACAGGACCTACAGGTGCAGCAGGTCAAGCTGGAGCAACAGGTCCAACAGGTCCTACAGGAGCACAGGGTCAATCAGGTCTATCTATTACAGGACCTACTGGTGCAACTGGCCCGACTGGGCCAACTGGTTCCACGGGGCCTGACGGAAGTTTTTATGTAGGAATTGTTCCTCCAGGGTCGCCTGAAGAGGGAGATACTTGGTTTAACAGTGCTGAAGCACGTTTTTATATTTATTTTGATGGTTATTGGGTTGAAGTAAATGCTAGCCGCATTGGCCCGACAGGCCCAACAGGCCCCACTGGACCTACAGGCGCAACTGGACCGCAAGGTACAGACATTCACTTTGCTGGTTCTGTTGCAACAGTAGGGGACCTACCAAGCGGAGCTTCATCAAATGATGCATACATTGTGGATGCAGATGGAAACCTCTGGGTATCAAACGGCGATGAGACTTGGACAGACGCTGGACAGATTGTTGGTCCCCAAGGAGAGACAGGCCCAACTGGCTCCCAAGGTATCCAAGGCCCTACAGGCCCCCAAGGCGAGACTGGTCCAACTGGCTCTACTGGACCGCAAGGCGAGGTAGGCCCAACTGGGCCCACAGGAGCTACTGGCGATATAGGTCCAACTGGACCCACAGGAGCTCAGGGTATACAAGGCCCAACTGGGCCGACAGGAGCTACGGGCGCTGATTCCACAGTAACTGGGCCTACTGGTCCGCAGGGTGAAGTAGGACCAACTGGCCCAACTGGCTCAACAGGGGCAACTGGGGACCAAGGACCTACAGGTGCGACTGGAGCAACTGGAGACATTGGTCCAACTGGCCCTACGGGGGCTCAGGGAGAAATCGGCCCTACTGGCCCTACGGGTGCTCAGGGTATTCAAGGGCCGACTGGACCTACGGGTGAAACGGGAGAAGCTGGGCCAACTGGTCCAACGGGAGCAACTGGTGAGATAGGTCCAACTGGACCAACTGGGTCAACAGGACCTACAGGTCCAACTGGAGCTCAAGGAGAGACTGGTACTGGTGGAACTCTGGGCTACTACGGCTCGTTCTACGACACAACAGACCAGACGCACACAACAATAAACACCGCACAAGCTGTTGCAATTAGCTCTACATATGGTGCAAACGGCGTAAGCCTCTCTAACGGCACAAGAATTGTTCTTCCTGAAGCGGGCACCTACACG